CTAAGTCTATCTCTAAAATGATGCAAAACATCGCCATCTATAAAAATCGCCACATGATTCAAACCAGTTCCGCCAACAGACATAAATAATAAATCATTATTTTCTAATTTTTCCTCATTTCTTAATTCACGAAATCCTGTCCGCCAAGCGCAGCGATCAAACATCGGTTCAGCTTCAAATTCTTCAGGGGTCAACGGTCTTTCCCAATCTCGCAATTCAATATTTAATTTTTCTTTGTAATATCTGCGAACCAATGACCAACAATCAGAAATCCCCCAAACCCACGGCTGACCGATTATTTCTGGTTTATATCCTGTCGGTTCACAAAAACCCCATTGTTCAGTTTTAGGGTTGACAATATGCCAAGGTAAATTTGATTGCTCGCAGCTTATCTTGTCTGCTTCTGAAGCGACAGGCGGTGTTATCGGGTGCGAATGTATTATTGCAATTATTTCTCCAAGCGAATCTGCCGCAACATAATCTTCGGGGTTCATTATGAAGCATTGATGTGATGTCAAAGCTAAATTTTGACAGGGATGATATTTTTCTTTTCCGCGAATATTTAATAATAAACCGCAAGATTCTTTCGGGTCTTGTTCTTTGGCGTGAACAAGTGCCTGATCTTTCCAAGTCATCCTGTTACTAATCCGATTGATGGAAATTCTGATCGAGTGCATTGACGTTTCGGCGCTCGAACTCCCGCCATATCAAAAACAGCCGCAAGTTCAAAAGTAACAACAGTTCTATTTTCTGCCGCTTTTCTATCAATTACAAAAATTTCTTGTTTACCTTCTGCTGTATTATCTGGGGTTCCGTATGGGTTAACATTGCTTGGAAAATTTGCAGCGTCAAGAAATCTTGCTTTTGTTCTTATCCTTGTAACAGTCGCGCCTGTTAAATCATTTCCCGCTGTAAGTGCATTAACTTCAAGTAAAATTGCAGAAAGTGTTCCTAATGCGTTTGAAAAAGTAAGAGTCGGGCGTGGAAGTTGGCCTTTACCATATTGAAAACCTTCAGCCTGAACAGGAAATCTTGTGTAAGAATTACCCGCCCATATTATTTCGCCGCTATCTTTTAAACTTGTTCCCGCATGAAAACGATAAACTGTTGTTGCGCCATGCAATGAATTATCAAGAGCTAAAGTAAACAGCTCAATAACCGCTGACGGATTAACCTTTTGTAATTCACTAACAATTTTATCTGTACTCATGGTTCAAAAACTTGTCTGAATGTTGCGCTTATATTTGTTCTTTCATTATATGGAATACTTTTTTGCCAAGATTCACAAACAAATAATTTAGCGCCTGCAAGAGTAACAGAAACATTACCACTATTTGTTGCACTAGCTGCCGCAATAACAGTTATTGTATTTGCGTCTGTTGATGTTGCAACTGTAAAAGAACCATCGGTTGCTGATCCTGAAGTGTAATCAATAGTCAAAACATCACCGATTGCAATTCCATGATTTGTAATTGTAATTGTGACTGTCGTTCCTGATTGTGAATATGTACCTGTTTTTGTAAATCCTTCATCTGGCGGCGTGAATGTAAAACTTTCCTGATCGTTGGCGCGACTGCGAAGAAATGCCGAAACCACATCGCCGTCTGTTTTACTTAAATCAAAATTTAAATTATAAACAACTGGGTTTTGATGACTAGCCAAGCCGAAAAATATTCGTTGCTCGAAACCATCTGCGAAGCGAACTGTACGAACAGCGGGGGCGGACTTTTTAGAAAATCCTGAATATGTCGGTGTGACGCTTGGAAAGGTTGCCATTTATGCTAATAAACCTCCCGGCCTTTTTTGTTTTATTAATTCTGATTGTATCGCCGAAGCAAGAGCAACGCCAAGTTCTTTCCCGCGATTTTCGTTTGCATCTGATTGCATACCGCCCGCATCTACATTTACATTTATATTATTAACAACTCCGCTACTTCCGCCGATCTTGTTATTTGGTGTAACTGTTCCGCTTGACTTTGGTGTGAAAATCTCCGGACCCCGCTCCCCTACTAAATAGCTACGACCTGCGGACGCCGGCCCACCATTTGCAAGACCCGGTAAACCTGAGAAAATACCGCCAAAACTATTTTTCAGTAAAGTATTTATTCCAAGCCTTAACAAAGAAGAAGCAAGATCATTAACAATTGCTCTTGCCGCTTCTCCAAGACTTCGAGTTCCTTGTATAGCGTCAACCAATGCATCAGAAATACCTGTTGCGATACTATCGCCTATTTCTCTAAATATTTCAGCTTGTCTTTTTGCAGCTTCGTTTGTCTGTTCAATTGCTGTTTTTTGTTTATTTAATTCGTGATTTTGTTTTGCTAAAGAAACAAGTCTTGCTTCTTCTTCGCCATCAAATTGTTTTTTTATTTCTGCGATTTGTTGTTCAAGGTCAAATTCTTTTTTCTTTTCTTCACCTTTTATTTGATCTCTAAGAACTGATTTTGTCAATTCAGCATTTTGTTTTTTAAGATTATCTAATTGATTTGTAAATTCTTTTGTTAAATCTCTTGATTTTGCGGCGGGGATGCCTTCTTCAAGTTTAATAATTTCATCTTGTAATTCTTTAATCTGACCTTTAAATGCAGTAATACCTTCAACACCGCCAATATTTTGCGCTCCTATAAGTACACCAAATATATCTAAAGCCTTATTTGCACCATCAAGTTTTTCTTTTAATTCCTCAAGTTCTTCATTTTTTTGAGCAATTCGGCTTTCTATTGCGGCGGCTGTTCCCTCTTCTAATAATTGATTAAATTCTTTTTGTGCATTATTAGCTGCAAGTAATTTTGCGACAAAAGCACCAAGTCCAATAACAACTAAGCCGAGTCCTGTTTTTGCTAAAGCAACTTTAAAAGCAGTAGCAGCGGCACTTGCAGTTGAAAATCCAACAGATGTTGCGGCTAATGTGGCATTTGTAGCGATTAACTGACCTGTTGCAATTTGCGCTGAAACCTTTATTGCAAGAAAATTAGAAGCTATTAAAGGCATAACAAAACTTAAGCCTTTTACTGCAGCGGCAATTCCTATAAATGCAAATGTTACTTGCCCCGCTTCGCTATCAACAAAACTTATAATTGCTTCAATTAATGCGGTAGTTCCTTTTGTAACTTTTAAAACTGTCGGCAATAATTTATTGCCAAGAGTTAATTGTAATTCTAAGACAGCATTGCTAAATGCTTTGAATACTTCAGCGGGTGAAGCATCCATAATTGCACCAATTTTATCTGCGCCTTCTTCTGCTGATTTTGCCAACGCCCTCAAGACAACATCAGAAGTTAATAAACCTTTAGATGCAAAATCTTTTAATTTACCCGCAGCAATGCCAGTTTCGTCTGAGATCGCTTTTAATAGTTGCGGAACCTGCTCGGCGATACTTCTAAATTCATCCCCTTGTAAACGCCCAGAACCTAAACCCTGCGCCAATTGAGTAAACGCCGCGCTTGCTTCTGTTGCGTTTAGTCCCGCTAGTTTTGCAATTGTATTAAAACCGATAAAAGTAGTTTCAATATCTTTTAAAGAAACCCCCAAAGGTCTTAATCTTGCAAATATATCTGTTACGCCTCTTGTTGCTTCAACAATTGACAAATTAAATCTATCTTGTGCCTTTGCAACTAATTCTTGAGCCTGTGCAAATTCGCCAAATTCTGACGTCAAAACTTTCATTCTCAGTTGTAAAGCCTGAAAGTCTGAAGCCGTGCTAACAGCTTGTCTCGCAACAGCCGTTAAAGCGATGCCCGCAAATGCAGCCTTAAGTTTACCTAAGTTATTTTGTAACCCTGTCGATTGTGCCTGTACGCCTTTTAACGCTCTAGTGGCCTGACTAGCATCAACTGTAAGTTTTACATTAGCCTGTGCCACAAATAAAAAAAGCCTTTATTATATATTACCTTCTATTTGCCTTTTGACGATTTAATTCTTTTTTTTCTCTTTCATTCTTAACTTCATAATATCCAGCCCAATATATTAATTCTTCTTCTGTTATTAAAGAACGTAATTCTTGAATAGTTTTACCTAATTCTGTCGCGAGAAAAAATTCAAAATTTATCCAATTATCTCGCCT